GGAGTAGGCGACCAAGCTTCTAATGGTTGGGTATCAAATAATTATATAAATGCTACTAGAATTGGAAGCACCGTTAGCATTAGCGGAACATTATCATTCGATTTTTCACAATTAAATTTGCCAACAAACACTGATAATCTTAATCAGTTTGATAGCATAGCATTTGAATTTACTCCAGAATATAGACCAATTTCAGAGAGGCATGACATTGGCTCATCCGCATCGGATCACGATGGCGGATATTCTAAAATAACGCAAACTACTGGTGGAAGTTTTAAAACAGGAATTGTGAAAGTAATCACTCACCCACAATGCGGTGAAATTAATTCTTTAAAAAACAATCTCCCTCCAGTAGTACTTAGTGGAACAAAATTTTATAATGATAAATTTTATATGTTTGATAATTACCCGGATACTCACCCTAAGTTTTCTGATTACTGGAAACAATTTGCTATTAGTTTTAATTTTTCTTATGAAGTTTTTTAAAAAAATAAATATTTTTGTAATTAATAATTTTTAACTATTTTTGAAAGGAGTGATTCAATGGAAATCACTAGCGGAGGTTGGCACATCTAAAATTTTAATTTATTCATTATTGAAAAATATCAATAAATTCAAAGATGAAGTAGATGCGCTAGTAAAAGCACAGGAAACAGAGAGTTCCGAATATAAAGAGTATATTGAGAAAGCTCAAGAATTATCTGAAAAGTATGGAGATAAAGACGAAAACGGAGAGTTGAAACTTACCGAAGATAAAAACGGAGTTATTATCTCTGATGAGGAAAATAAGAAAAAACTTACCGAAGATATTGCAAAGCTCGATGAAAAATATGCTGATGCTATTAATATTAGAACTGAAGAGATTAAAAAATATAATGAATTGCTTAAAGAAGAAGTTGATATTACCGTGACTCCTATTAAGCTTTCAGAGATACCGGATAACTTAGATAATAATCAAAAATATGCTCTTTCAATTTTAATCGACTTAATTCAGGCGTAGATTATAATGGGATTTCCAAACACATTCAGAAATTCAGAGTTTGTCTTATCAATTTCTAACTTTCCAGGAATCAGCGATCACGATTCCTTTAAATATTTTGATAATTATATCAGGGGAGTTGAAATACCTGATTTAACGTTAGACACTGTTGAATCTGTTTTATTGGATTACACAATTAATCATCCTATTTCACAAAGGAATAATTCATATTCTGAGCTTACTGTGAATTTTAAATTAAGCGAGAATTTAATGAATTATTTCTTTGCGACAAGGTATATTCAAAATGTTCGCAACGGAATTAATGAATCAAAAGATCTTACCGACCAAATGGCTGGTAATTTAATTCATAAAATTTCTGTTTCTGTAAAAGATAACCAAAAAAGAACCATTGCTAATATTGATTATATAAATAGCATAGTTACTAATTTAAGTGGATTATCTCTAACTTACGGCGAAGATACTGAAATTGAATTTGGAATTACTTTTAAATATGAAAATATAATCGTGAATATAAATGGAAAGGAATAAATATTTTGTATAAAATAGAAATAAATCAAAACGCAAATATCAACGCAGTTAGAGAGACCTTGTCTAGAATGGGCATAGGAGACTTTTCTAGGTGTGTATTATATCAGTCATGTTATCTTATTGAGGTAAAAATTGGTTCTCAAAAAAATTGGTATCTGGCCCATTTTAAGGAGTTATTTAGGTTCCTTGAAGGCAAGACAGCAGAGATGACAGATGAAGATTATGATAGATTAAATGTAATCACTATGTTCCTGAAAAATTGGAATTTAATCTCTATAAAAGATGAAAAATATTCTGATATCGAATTAGATAAAGCACCGTTTGTTACTATTATAAAACATCATGATAGAAATGATTGGATTTTTACTGAGAAAGTTAACTTAAGAGAAATTGAGCGCTCACCTCTAATTACAGATTGCTAAATATTAAAAAGGCTCTTAAAAATTAATTAAGAGCCTTTTTTTTAATGTTTCTTAAGAACAAATAAGCATTTTAAATGCCACTCTCTTTTCACTTCTACCCAGCTTTTAATATACCATTCCTTATTTTTAGGAGGCATCCATTGAAGTGGACCTTTAGAGCCTTTTTGTCTATTTAAATCTGCTCTGCATGCAACCAAATGATTAGGATTTTTTAAATAATTTGCATACAATTTCTTTTTTCTTTTACTCCAATTTTTAGCTCCGGATTCATATGCATTTTTTAGAGGAACTAAATGGTCGATATCTAATTTTCTAGGATTTGTAATAGTGTCACTGCTATATGGGCATACCCATCTGCCTTTAATTACTTTTAATTTTCCTTTTAAAATAAGACAAATCAAACTATCCGAGATATTTTCATCGTATAATACTTTATTTCTTGTATCTATTCTTACAGTGATTCCGTCTTTAACACTACCCCAATGATTCCAATTAGCTCTTTTGTATTTTTGTGCAAAAATTAAACTACTTAAGATTAAAAAAACTAAAACTATTTTTTTAAATAACATTTTTGATACTCCTGATTTAAATTAAAAAATGAGGACTAAAAATTAGCCCTCATTACTTTTTAAAAGAAACTTCTAAATTTTTGTACTATTTTGAATTTCTTTTTTTAGCTATTCTCTCAGCTTTTTTTCCTGCTGAAGATTTAGCATATTTTTTAGCAGCCATTTTGATTTTATTTTTATTTTTTCTAGCATACTTTTTCGCTTTTTTCGCTTTTGCTTTTTCGTACGCTGAAACAGACATTCCGGCTTTTTTAGCAGCTTCTTTTTTATTTCGCTTGGCTTCTTTCTTTTTCTTTGCTAACTGTGATTTAGTCTTAGCAACAGCCTCCTCAATAATAACCTCTAACTCTTCCTCAGCAATATCCCCTAGCTCTTCTTCAAAATCATCTTTAATTGTCTCAACAGACTCCTCAACAAGCTTTTTAGGCAAATAAGACGCAGCTTCCTCGATAAATTTGTTCATAATATAGTTCTTCCTTTAAAAAATAAATAATTTTAATATAACTTAACTTTCAATATAATTTTATTTATTTTTAAAAAAGAAATAAAGCAATGTATTTAATTAAAACTTCCCAAGGATACAAAAAGTTTTCAGGAATTCAAAGATTAAGAAAAGAATCTTTAAAAATTACTTTTGCTAATTTATCCGAACCTATTGTTGCTTCTGTAGACCAATTATTTTGGAATTTTACAAAATGGGTAAGAGCAGACGAATTAAGAACTGGAGATATTCTTCAAAATACAATTGTACAACAAGCACCTATTGAGAATATTGAACAATTAGGTGAAATTTATGTTTATGATATTTTAAATAGTGAAGTTGGACATTTTGAAACTTCAGGTTTCATAGCTCATAATTGCAGTTTTATTGGTAGTGCTAAAACTCTTATAAGAGCAGACTTATTAGAAAATTTAATAGAGAAGCAACCGATTGAGTTAAAATTAGAATATAAATTTAAAATATTTTTCAACCCAGCTGAAAATCATAAATATATTCTTGGAGTCGACCCAGCTGAAGGAACCGGAAATGATTTTTCTGTGATTCAAGTTTTGGATATTACTAACCCATTAAAAATATTTCAAGTGGGTACTTATTCAGATAATAAAATAGACCCTTATAAATTCGCAGATTTAGTGGTTGCTATTTCAGAATTATATAATAATTCTCTTATTGTTGTAGAAAGTAATTCTGTTGGGATATTGGTTACGAACAGAATTTGGCGTGATTTGAATTGTGATCGTCTTATAAATATCTCAGAAAATGGAAAAGGGCTAGGGATTAAGGCTACTAAAAAATCTAAGAAAATGGCAAATATGATTTTTAAAAGATTTGTCGAACAAGAATGGTTTATTATTTATAATAAAGATACAATTTCTGAATTAGGCAAATATGAAGAGCAAACAAATGGAAGTTATAAAGTGTTAGAGCCCGACCATGATGATCAGATTACTTCATTAATTTATATTTTCTATTATTTAGAGTCATCATATAATGAATCATCGGGTGCTTATGAGAGTTTTGAAATTGATGAACAAATAAAGAAAGATTTAGGAAGTTTTACTCCTATTTCAGTCTCAAGCTCAGATGTTAACGAGGATCAATCTTATAATTATGATAATTATAATGATAATGGCTCAGATTTAGACTATCTAAATTATATTTAAAAATAAATAAAATTATATTAAAAGTATAGACTTAAAAATAAGAAAATAATGCATTTTTAAAGGAGAAAAAATATGGCTAGTAATGTTCCTGGCTCATTTAAAAAGGAAATTGATAAAAGTTTAACTATTTCAAGTAGTGACACAGTTGCAGCAGCGATAGTTATTAAAAGTAAAAAAGGAAGAATTAATTCACCTTTAGTAGTGAGCAATGAAGCTGAATATATTAAAGAGTTTGGGAAGCCGCTTTTTAGTGGAAAAAGCAAAACACCTGAATATGGTTATGGTGCTTATGCAGCATTAAAGCATTTATCTATTTCAGATAAAATCACTATAGTAAGAGTACCGAGTGTTTCAGTTTCTGGAACAGAGATCATCGATTCAGATGAATATGGCGCAGGCGCTCTTAAATACGAATCATCAACTTTAGATAAAGCTTATTACACAGACGGTTCAGATATTGTTGGTGTAAAACCATTTAAAGAAGCAGATGCAACAAGTTATTCTGTTCCTGTAGTTCCTAACACATTATCAAGAATAATTGATTTAGATAAAGCGCCAGCAATTGCCGATTCTAAATTTACAATTTTTTCATCCTCTCCAAGTTCAGAAGGTAATAATATTGCCTACTCATTAGAGTTTTTTGGTGGTGATAGTGATTGGAAATATAATTATGATAGTGACACAGATATTGATGATCTTGTAGTTAAAATCAAAGCAGGCACAGCAACTGAAGAAGATATTACTTCTTTAATTGCTCCACAAGTTTTCAAGCTTAGTTTTTATGATAAAAACTCTTCTGAGAATTGGGAAACAATTTCAACAAAAGAGGAAGCACCTAAACCAGCTAAAATTATTTACGCTTCATTAAATGATATTTTGGATGATAATAAAGAATCACTTTATATAGGTGATAAAATAGATTTAATTCCTTCGTTATATTTTATAGAGAATGAAATTCTTACAAATGCTGAACTTTTAAGCATCGTTCAAAAAGGATTTGATGATACAACTCTTGTAGAATCTAGTGAAGATTTTAAAGATAGCACAAATAATTTTGTAATGATGACAGATTCTTATGGATATGTTAACGAAACACCTAATGTGAATTCTTATAATTATGTTGCAATACCAAAAGATGAAACTGCTGATTCATCTGACCTTGTCGGAACTGTAAATTCAACATCTGTGAAGCGTCTTATTGCTTCTAATAATATGGAAGTTAGATATAGAATGGATGATAACGGAGATGAAGGATTTTATATTCGTCCAATAGGTACTTCAACTGAAGGCACACAGAAATATAATCTTGATGTTTCTGGCAAAATAGTGAATGATGCAGATAATTCTGACTTCTTAACTTACGCAGACGGAACAGAGATTATTCTTCCTGTAAAAGAACTTGTGAAAGAATCTTTGCCTGATTCGGACCAACCTGGTGAATTCATTTTTATTCCTCTTAAAGGTGGAAAAGAAGCGACAATCGGACTTTCCGATATTACAAATGTTCAGGGCTGGAGTTATTTAGCTAATAAAGAAATGATCGATGCTAACATTATTCTTGTTCCAAGTTATAAAACTTCTGTGAAACAAATGGTTTCCACTAATGTGATAGGAGTTAGAAATGATTGTGTTATGGAAGCTCAGTCTGGTTCACTAGAAGACTTAACTGCAGATGAAATTATTACCGCTGAGAATTACGGATATAATAATCCTAGTCGGGTAATGCTCACTGCTGGTTACACTAAAGTTAAAGATTCATATAATGATAAATTTCTTTTTCTACCTAATATGATTTTTGCGGCTTACACAGATGTGCTAACGGCTATTAGAGCTAACATATGGGATTCACCTGCTGGCGACCCTAGAGGAGTTATTTCTGGTATTGAGCAATTAAGTGTTTTTAGTGATGGCGACCTTTCAAAATTATTTGCAGCAAATATTAATGCAGCAAAAATGTTTAGTGGAAAAGGCGCAATAATTTGGGAGAGTCTTACATCTCAGAGAAAGAAAACTGCTCTAAGAAGTAAAAATGTTCGTTTCACTTTAGATTATATTGAGAATACTGTTGAAGGATATACAAATTCTCTTATTCATAATATCAATAATACGCCAATCGAAAGAACTAGAGTAAGCGATAAAATTGATGCTTTTATTGGAGGCATAAAATCATCAGGTGGTCTTTATGATTATAAAGTTCAAGTCGATGAAGAAAATAATACGCCTGCAGTAATCGATAATGAAGAGTTAGTTTTTTGGATTTTTGTTAAACCAGCAAGAAATGTTAAATTTATTAAAATTTCTTATGTTATAACTTCGAGCGGCGCAAGCTTCGACGAGATACAACTTTAAAAGTATTTTACGGTTTAAATTATAAAAAGCGATATTTTTAATTAAATATCGCTTTTTTTGTTTCATTTTCGGAAATAAAATTATATATTTAATATAAGATTTAATCATAACTGATATTAAGGGGTATAAGATGACAAAAGAGGTAATGTTCAATTCAGTGTTTTATAATTCAAATTCAAACACTATTCATTTATGGGAAACAATAAACGGAAAATTAATTAAATCAAAATATAAAGATTACCCTTATGTGTATTATATTAAATCAAGTACACCAACAAAATATAAAAATATTTACGGTAATTATGTGACTAAACGCGAATGCGCTAAAAGATATGATGTTCCTAAATTAAATAACTCTGATTTATGCGAAGCAGATATAGCTCCAAGTATAAAATTTTTACATGATAGATATGATAACATAGAATTAAAACCAAAATATGATAATTTTTCAGTTTTATTTTATGATATAGAAACTGAATTTGATGGTAGTTTAAGTGATGAATATGGTTACCCAATAAATTCAATTTCTGCATATTTTAATAAGTCTAAAAACTTTTATGTGTTCGGAAATAAAGAACTTTCAGAACCTTTGCAAAAAGAATTATATAATCAAGATATAGAAATAAATGAGCTTACTTATTATTATATAAAAGATGAAAAGAAGATGCTTGAAACTTTTATTAAAATAACAAAAAAAGAAAATACTCAAGCAATAACTGGGTGGAACACTAGCTTTTTTGATAATAAGCAAATCACTGAAAGATTAAAAAGATTAGGCTCAAGCATGACATTTTCTCCATTAAATAAATTCACTGCTAAAAAAAGTGGAGAATATACCTTTCCTTTAATTTCTGATTTAGATTATTTAAGCCTTTATAAAAAAGTTTTTATGAAACATATTAATTTAGATAATTATAAATTGAACACTATTGCTGAAAAAACATTAGGTAAAGGCAAAGTGAAATATGAAGGCCAACTCAAAAATTTAAGCAAAACTGACTGGGATAAATTCATTCATTATAATATTTTTGATACTCTTCTTGTCGTAGAGATGGAAAGTAAATTAAAATTTATTGAACAAACACTGATAAAATTATCTGAATCAATAATGCCTTATGACAGTATTTATTCCACGATAGCAGACCATTTAGGAATGGTGTTAAAATTAATTCACAAAGATAATATTGTTCTTAATAACAGAAATATAATCGACCATGACTCAGTTGATGAATATGGAAACGCAGCAATGACTCTGCCCGGAGGTTTCACTATGGCAACTAAAGGGCATCACCAATATTTGTGCAGTTTTGATTTTGAATCTCTTTACCCAAGCATAATAAGAAAATATAATATAGGAGTAACTACATTAGTTAAAAATCCTAAAATATTTGATTTTATAAGAATCACAACAAAAAAAGGCAAAATCGAATTACCTTTTAATACCAAAATAGATATTAAAAGAGATAATAAAGAAATTAAAATAAAAGTACAAGAGTTAAAAGAAACTGATATTATTTTAATAGGAGAATAATAATGACCGAAGAAAAATTTGACAAAATAAAGAAAATAATAAATGATAGATTTGATTTTAAAAGTGAGAAAGATACTTTGGAATTCTCAAGAACTTCTGTTCAATTTCATCAATTAGTGCTAGATTTAATGGTAAAAGAAACTTTAGAATTAAAAAAATTAAGTCTTAAAAAAGATGAATTATTCTCAGAAAAATTCAAATATTATAATGAAGATTATAATAGAAAGAAGCTCAGCCCGAAAGATATTGGGGTGTATATTTCTGCAGATAAAGATTATTATAAATTAAGTTATGAATATGAAAGAGTAAAAACAATAGCAGATTATTTAGAAAGAACAATTGATAATATTAAACGATCTTCTTTTCAAATTAAAAATTATATTGAAATGAAAAAATTTATGAACGGAGTATATTAAAAATGAGAGTCAAAATAGAATTAAATGATAATAAGGTATTAATTGGGAAAGTATTGAGTTATAGCTTTAAAGGAGATACTCCAATGGTTTTTGTTAAAATAGATTCTACCATTAAAGCTTTTAAATTAGATGAAGTTAAAATAATAGGAGGATTAGCTGAATGATTAAATTAATTGAATTCATAATTATGTTTTTGATTAAAAATGTTCTCGTAGTTTTAATTTCTTTAAAAGAAATTTTTAAAAAATAAATATTTTAAAATAAGCTTATTTTAAATATATCAGGAGAACAATTAAAATGAATTTTAAAGAATTTGTGACGTTAGTTGAAGAGGGAGGTAAGGCGGTTGAAAATGCTTTACCAATTCTTTCAGAATATCAAAAACCTACATTTAAAAGTATTGAAAAAGATCTGTTACAAGGCACCCTCGGCTTAAGTAAAAAAGATTATAAACCACTAGGAAGTACTTTTAAAAAACCTGCCGGTGTTTCTAGCGGAGATATGGATATTTCAGTTGGTGAAGAAGCTATTTCTAAATCTCTAAAATGCGAACCTCAAAACGCATTAAATGAAATGTATGCAGCCATTCTTAAAGATTACCCTAATTATTCAACCACTCTTATGAGTGGTTTTGGTATAGTTTCAATAGCTTGGCCGATTCAAACAGGAAGCAAAGCCCCAAGCCCTGGTGCCGTTCAGGTTGATTTAATGCTAAGTAATGATGTTGATTTTACAAGTTTTCTCTTTCATTCCCCAGATTTTACTGCTAAAAACCCTAGTCAATATAAAGGTTTATATAGGACTGAATTCTTAAAATCGATTTTTGCAGCTCTCCCAATTGATAAAATATCTAAAAAATTCGAAGATGAATTCGATGGCAAATATGCCGGTAATTATAAAGAGCTAGGCAGATTGATGTTAGGAACAAAAGGATTAGAATATAAAATTAAATCATATGTTGGAAAAAAAGGTACACCCGTTAAAACTGGAAAAGTTATTAGTAATGAATTACTTTCGAAAAGTCCTTCCAAAATAATAAAGGTTGCTCTAGGAGATAAAGGTAAAGAAAAAGACGTTGACTCATTTGAGAATCTTTGGAAAGCATTTAATAGAAGCAGTTTTCCATATAAGAGCGCTAAAGAAAGACGCAAAATAGTTGAATATTTTGTAAATATTATTAATACTAAAGGTTTGCCGATTCCAGAAGAAATATTAAAATCAAAATTCTATAAAGGATAAAAAAACATTATGGCGGGAATAACTCATTTTAGAGATTTAAACAAAAAGGGCTCTGAATTCCTTAACGATTTATTAAATCAAAAATTAATAATTTCAGAAAAAGTTGATGGCTCTTCATTCTCAGTAAAAAAGGAAGATGGAAAATTAAAATTTTATAACAGAAATGAGCGAAAAGCTCTAGATGAATTAGATCGTAGCATAATTTCTTTATATGAGTTACCAATAAGACATTTAGAAAGTATTCCGTTAAATAAATTCAAAGAGGGAGATATGTACTCTTTTGAATATTTTTATAATAATAAGCCTGTTGAAATTGATTATAATTATGTTCCAAAGAATAATTTAATGCTTACAAATATAAAAAGCAACGGCACAATACTCACTGACCCGAAAACGTTAAATAAAAAAGCAAAAGATCTGGAAGTAGATGGGCCATTTATAATTTTTGATGGTGTTTTAAATAAGAAACAAAAAGAGTCAATAATAGAATTTGTTCAGACAGATTTTAATGAATTAGTTGAAAAATTTAAAACTAATTCTTTTACAAAATATATTATCTCTATATTAAATCCAAGTCTTAAGAACACAGCTCTTAGAAACGGGATAGAGAGCCCAATAGAAGGCTTAGTATTTAAGTTTAATAATAATAATAAAGATTTTTTCGCTAAGCTCGTCGACCCTATATTCACCAAGAATGCCCAAAATAAGAAAGCTTCTCAAAACGATTTAAACGAAAGCTTTGAATCATATAAAAAAACATTATTTAAATTATCAGATTTTATAAGTAGCTATAAAATAAAAAATATAAAAGGAAGAACTCCAGAAATTAAAAAAATAAATGCTTTTGCAGAAATGGCTATAAAATTTTATAATAAAAATAAAAATATTGAAATGCCTTTAAAAGAGCAGGATGATGCCTTTGCTGTAAATACGCAGTTTATTCAAGATGAAAAGCTAAGGGATAAAATTAATAAAGATGATAAATTAAAAGAGATATTCAGACTTATTGTTTCTGGATTTAGAAAAACTAAAAAAAGAGCAACCAAAAAATTCAATAAAGATGATATAAATAGATTAAATAAAGTTGTGAATAAAATAAATAAATTAACAGAAGAAAATATTAATTTCAATATTATAGAAGAATCAATGACTTTTAAAGAATATGTAAAACTCGAAGAATATAAGAAAAATAATAACGCTTTATTTTTAGGTAGAATGCAACCACCAACTAAAGCTCATATTAGCATTATAGAAAATGCGTTAAAAATATTTGGCAAAGTTTATGTGGCAATAGTAAAAGGAGAAAAAACCGATCCTTTGAAAAACCCATTTAATTTTGAAACTCAACTAGAAATAATAAATGATATATTTGGAAAAAACGTGATATTGGTTCAAGCAAAAAATGGCTATGTGCCTATGATTATTGGGTATATCGAAGAAAAATATAATGATGAAATAAGTGCTGTTTTAGCTGGCTCAGATAGAAAAGAAAGTTATGAACGCCAATTAAGTAAAAACTACCCAGATGTGCAGGTAATAGAAATACCAAGAACAACAAAAGGTATCTCGGCCACGGCTCTTAGAAATGCTTTAAGAGATGATGACTATGATATGTTTAAAAAGAACACAGATAAAAGAATTTTAAAATATTTTGAAAAATTAAAAACTCAAATAACAGGAGAATAAAAATGAATTTAAGAAAACATTTAGAACAAAAAATTAAACCAAATAGATTAGAGCTAATTGAAGAAGCAGCCAATCTTAATGCTAATACTAAGAGACAGGCTGATCTTATTGCCAGATTAATAAGTAAGAGACTTGGCACAGAAATTTTTCCTTTAGGAGCAGTGCAGGCTTTTAAGAATAAAAGAGGAAATTTTTATGGCTTTCAATATTTTTATGGCGATACCGCTTCTTTTAGACTTAATTTACTAAAAGGCGCTAAGACTATAAATTCATTTGATTCGATTGATGTGTGGGATGATGGCGCTAGCACCTCTATTGATAAACCGGATTACTCATTATTATTTGAAGCTATAAATATTAATATGCAGATTCCATTAATTGTAAATTTTATGAAAAAGACTCCAAAGTTTGGTAAAGAGATTTTTATAGATAATAAAGTATTTCACGAAGAATCTGTAGAATATAAATTAGTTGATACTCTTATTAAACCTGATTTAATTGAAGAAGGAAGAAGTGTTGAATTTGAAGGACAGACTTTTAAAAATAAAACTGCTGCAATAGAATATATGAGTAAAGATCTTGGCTATGATAGAGACCAAATCGTTGCAACAGGAATTTCACCTTTAAGTACCGTGAATATTGTGCTAAGAAATATCGGAGCAGTTGGAAGTATTAAAATATCAAAACCTGTTAAATCAACAATATTTGATGATACTCCACCTATTGAAGTTCCAAAATATGCTGATGTTGATGAGTTATTTGATGATTTAGATACACTTACAGGAATGGTAATAGACGGCACTCAAAACAGCCTAATCATTAGTGGTTTTGGTGGTACGGGTAAATGTGTTTATGAAGATACTAAAATTACCGTTGAAATGTAATGAAAAATATATTATAAAACAATAAAATAATTAAGAGGGAGAATAAATGAAAGAGCAAAATTTAAAAATAAAAGAGTTATTTGATATTATTTCAGAAGAAGAGAATCATCAATTCGAATATAATGAAATATATAATCAAAAAAGAGCAATTCGCATTAAAGACGAGAATGGCGAATTTGTTGATGTTAAGGGATTGATGATAAAAAAAGGTGTTGTAGTTGAAGTAGCGCCAGTAGGTTATGATGTGATTAAATTAGATGCTGGGCATCTTATTAAAACTAACGAGGGCTTACTCTCTGCTTCTGAACTCACTGAAGATAATAAATTAATCAAAACAGATGGTTCTGAGATTGCAATAGAATATATCAAAGAGTTATTTGATGGTGAAGAGCAAATCGTTTATTCACCTTCTGTAGCATCTAAAACGCACCTTTACGCTGATTCTCAAGGATTTATACACCACAACACTTATGGTGTAATACAGAGCATCGAGAACGCTGGTCTTGTAAAGGACGACTCTTATGTTCATATTAAAGGTAAAGCTACACCAGTAGCTCTTTATAGAGAATTGTTTCATAATAAAGATAATGGGCTTGTGGTTTTTGATGACTGTGATTCAATATTTAAAAATGAAGATGCTGTGAATATTTTGAAAGGCGCATTAGATTCAACAACACCAAGAATGATTTCTTGGAAGTCTAGCAGAACATTTAGAGTTGCAGATTGTGTACCTGGCTCAGAATGTTATGAAGCTCAAATGGAAGCAGGCAAATATCCTGATGAATTTGAATTTAAAGGCAGAGTTATTTTTATCTCAAATATTCCAATGGCTAAATTAGACGGCGCAGTTAAATCAAGAAGTTTCACTATTGATATTATGATAAGTCGACAAGATATGGTTAAAAGAATGGAAACTCTTATTAAAAAAGGTGCTTTTGATAAAACCTTTGATAGATCGATACAAGAAGATGCTCTCAGCTTTTTATCTAAAAAAGCTGAAGGCGCTACTAGTAAATCTAAGGATGGACTACTGAATCTTAGGAGTTTTTTGAATGCTTGCAAATTCAGAGCCACTGGAAAAGCTAATTGGAGTAAATTAGTAGATAGATATGCAATGGCTGTTGGTTAGAAGATAGTTATAAACAGAAGTGCTCAGAGTGAAAATGGATAGGCTAAAAGCCTATCCATTTGTTTATCATATGATTATATTAAAAATCTTTTAAAGGCTCAAAAACAACAAAGTCTCTTGTTCTGAGGGCAAATTAGAAGTAATATTGAAAGGTTAAATTGAAAAAGCTATTAAAAACATTACTATTAAAAACATTACTATTAAAATAGCTCTTAAAAAATATAATTTACCCAATATAACGATCCCCCATTTTTATTTTTATAATATCATTTAATAATTTATGGTTCACTTTAAATTCATTAAATCTTCTTGAGTTTTTTCCATATTCATACATCTTCTTAGCAGTATTTTTAGCGCTCGAACTCGTCAGTCTTTTAGTAAAAAACATTAAAACCTCAATTCTTAAATATCTTTAGTATTAATAGGAGTCATTTTATTTTTAGTGCCTAAAAAATTCTCATCAAAAAGCAAATCATTAAAATCATCGATTTTTTTACTTATTTCTATAAGAGACTTCTTATCATTTTTAGCATATTTTTTATTAGAAATAGTTTCAATAGTTTCAAATAAAGTAGCTAAACGATCATCAGAGTTATCTGGTATCTGTGCAACTGTTTTTTTAATTTTCATACTATCAATGATATTATCAAATTCATCCATAATATCTTGCAATTCCTCTTCATATTCTCCAGAACTTTCCATATAAATATCAGTGAGGGCTGTATCAATCTCATTGATATAATTAAGCAAAATAGTAATTTGTCCAGCGTTTTTAATTTTCATTTTCTTATTATCCTTTTATAATAGAATCTACCCAGTCTTCCACATCCTCCACCACATCCCCTAATGATTTATCGAATGGGTACCAATCCATAATAGCTTCTTCATCATCATTATTGTAAATAGTTTCTAACAATCTATTAAAGGCTTTTTCTAAATATTTAGCAGCGATTATAGTTTGTTTTGAAGCACTGTATCTTGACATAATTAAACTCCTTTTTTATAAACTAAGCCGTAAAAATACAACTCTTTAGAGTTGTGTATATAAGGCTTCTAAATAACATAATATTATTTATTTTATACGTCATCGCAATTTTGTTATATTCATTAGAAAAACCTCTGTTAGTTCAGAGAATTTTTAAACATTTAATTCCATATTAAGCCAATTAAACGCTTTTTCCTTCTTTTTCCCAACAGGTCCAAATAAGTCATTAAAAGAGTTATGTTTATTCTCATTATCTAAAAACTCATAATATCCATTTATCAAATCATAAGCATTTTTACCCTTGTTTCCCTTACCACTTTCAAATAAATCTAAAACAGCATCCCTTTGATCAGAATATTTTTTAGAGACACACTCATTTAGAAATGATTCTACTAAATTTTTATCTACATTTTTCTGAGCTAAAAATCTTACATTTTCAGTATATTTTAAGAAAGCATTTTCAAATATATCAATTTTAGAGATTACTTCGTCAAACTTCCTTTTAGCAGCCGTATTATGCAGAACTCTAAAAGAATTCTCAGCTGATGGTATTAAACCAATCATACCATTTGTACAAACTAATCTAACAATATTCATATTTACTGATAAACCCGTTTTACCATCATGGCCGTTTCTTATTATTATTTCTTTAATAATATCTTCGCCTTTTTCGTTTTTATCAATAGATAATTTACCCGGAACCCTAGCAGTAAGAATAAATTGTTTTCCTCCCTCGACCAAACTTAAACTATGCGGCTTTAGCTTTAATTCTTTCACAACAGTATTAAATAATCCCAAAACAATATCATTCTGAATTAGACTGTATTGAGAAGAAACTATTCCGTAATGGCGATTAGTTTTGGTATTATAAACAGCAACCTGATTAGGAATATCCTGTTTATTATCAGAATTTTTAATTGTTGCTTTTTCAATTGTCCCATTTATGGAATCTAATTCCATAATTTGGTCGATATAATTATCGTCTTCAAAATTAATTGTTTCCACTTCCTTAAAGCTCATAATCTGATAAGCCATTTTAAATCTCCTTTATTTTAAATTTTCTACTCTTTATA